AAGAGCTTCCTCTTCATCAATAAAATCAGGTAGTTCATACTCACCAGCAGATGGTGGAACACCTTCAGATGCTTGCTCATTAAGTTCGTCCATTAATCTTGTTCGAACATCATCCTCTTTTTCACCAAGCTTTGACTCTAAAGCCTTGTATGCTTTACCTAAATCAGCTGGATCACTAAATTTTTCTGGCAACCATTCTGGTCTGTCAGTCGTTTCAGCAGCTGGAGCTTCTGTTACTTCAGCTTCTGTTGTTTCAGTTACTTGATTTTCTTCCATTGTTTTTCACCTTATGTGCATGTGTCATACGAGCTTCGATCAAACCAACTAAATATCGTTGACCTTCTATATGACGCAGTTCCTCCGTAGTTACATTTGGGCCATTCACCATTTCAATAGTAATTGATCTTAGATACTGCAAGACTGCTTGTCCTGTCGCAGAGCCAAACAATGAGGCTATATTCTCGCTAATCTGTTGATCTTTTTGTTGTGGACGCTGTATCCCATCAACACCCACATTGATTTTTTTAGTCAAGCATTACTCCATAGGTTGTGGTGCTTGCGCCTGACTTTGCTGCATTTGCTGCATTAATGCAAGAATTTGTTCTCTTTCTTGCTCATCTCGTACTAAATTATCTGGTATTCCAAACTTCTTAGCTAAGTATGCAGCTGTTTCTTCTGTGTTAATTAATACATTAATAGCATCTGGACCAAAGGCTCCATTGGCTAATTCAAGAAAACGTGACACCGCAGTAATATCTTGGTTGGCTTGCGCTTGCGCTAATGGTGACACAGATCTTATTTTAACTTCTCTGCCATTAATTGTAGGAACTTCAAGTCTTCCTTGTTTCTTTAGTATATGAACAACACGCTGCAATACTGGTTGTACTAACTCTACTTGCAATCTGCCAAACGCAGAACCAATACGTCTTGATAGATCTGCCATACGTTCCGCAACTTCTGTTGCAGATGCTGGAGTTCGATTAGGATCGCCAAGCATATCATTGTATAAAGCACGTTTGATATTATTACGCATGTCACCAAGAACAAGTTGTGCTACATCAAAGCTACCAGCGGCTTGTATTGGTTGCAATCCAGCAGACCCCATAGCCTTTGGAATAATTGTTCCAGGGACTAGGTTAATTGTATCAGGGTTAATTACCCCATCATCTTCCATTTGATAGATGCCAGAGATTGCCATCTGTGCATTCTCAAGTATCATCTCAACTGTAAGGTTGGTTGTTTTGATTGCGCTTAGTGCATTAAATAGTGGCCCTCGACCATACACTTCACCAGCACATTTAGACCATCGGAAGCAAATAAAAGGATTAGAGCCTACGCCAGACATCTCTCTTTGCATTAGTAAAGACTTTGTTGTTAGACATATTGCAAAATGAAAGAAAGCTTCTTCATTTATCTTTGTATAATTTTTACAAACTATCTCTAATACTGTTGTTGTTTGATCAGATTTATTAGCAATTAAAGCTTGAAGTTCAGTATTAAACGTTCCTTTTGGGTATAGCATTGGAAGTTGATCAAAGCGTATTTGTTTTCTTTCTCGAAATACATGATCAATTCTATCATCAGGTCCAGTGTCTAATATAACATGAGGTAACGGTATTGCAGAAAAACGTATAGGATTTATAGCATCACCCTCTTCGCACACCAAAACACCAGTGCCAACTGCTAAGTCCATAAAGGATTCATGAACCTCTTGTGCAAAGTTTGAGTTCTGAAGTATCTCAAAGACATACTCAGTTACTTCTTCTAGCTCGTTATTAACAACATCTCTTTGTTCTTTAGGAGTTTCAGATCCAGCAGTAAGGTCTGCCCATCGAGCAAAGTTTGGTACAAGACCAGACTGAAGCCTCGAAGCAAACTCTTGAACACCTACAACGGCAGTCTCATCAAAGATTTTATCATCTCTTCTCTGACCAGATACTTCATAGTAAAATGATTCACGCTGCGGCAGCGCATATTCATAACACTCTTCGAAAACATCAACAAAGTTTGTACGCTTTGCTTTTGCTCTCTCATACCGTTTAATATATTCTTTTGCTACTGGATCTGTAATCATTATGAAAACCTACTAAAATAACCTACGCCACCACCAGATGATGTTAATAAGCTGCGTCTTCCTCTTCTACCAGATCTTGCAGATCTGCTTCTACGTCTTGCTGCTTTACTAGCAAACAAACCACCAGTTCTTCCTGTTTTTTTAGAAGTGCCAGTATTATTAAGTTCACCAGCTTGAACCTCAAGTTCAGATTGCCTTGCTGCTTTAGCAGCATCAGCTTCAGCAGTAGCAGCAGCAGTAGCAGCAGCTTCTTTTTCTTGAGCTAATAATTCTTCGCGTTTCTTTTCTTGTTCAGCAAGAGCCGCAGACTTTGCTGCTTCCGCTGACTGTCTAGCTTTTTCTTGTTCCTCATCTATTCGAGGATCTCTTTTCTTTCTACCGCACATAGTAAATCTCCTTTATATTTCCCTCAAAGCAGAGAAAAATAGTTTTGGCAACGCACAATTACATCCTAGCCCAAAGCCCCTGCCTTTTTTGTTTGACAGGTTTTTTATTAAATATATCAAAGTTACGACCAGCTACCACAGGTGTAGACGGTTTCTGACTATTAAGTAAAGCTCTACCTTCACCAGCACCTAACATCATATATTGTAAAGCATCGTGAATATGAGAATACATATTCTTATCAGGCTTATCAGCATAGCGTTCACCAGATACTTCCATACGTCTATATTGATACCCACCTTCAAAACCTTTGATTAACTGTTGGCATCTTCGATCAATAATAAATGCTGGTTTGCCCTCGACCATCTTAGTTAGCTGGGAAGAGACAGCCTCCAACCGAAGATCTACAGAGTTCGAAGGGGCTGGGAATGCCCTCAAACCAGCACCGCGCAAGATATGGAAAGGGGTACTTTCGTCTGTCTGCGCTCTAAAATCCCCAGCGGGATCGCCGTATATATACACCTCAGATGCTTGAGAAAATCGGGAGGAGATCTCCTCACGCAATACTTCAGCAAATCTAACAATCCCCATATCAAAAGCCACTATCTCCGACTGGACGAGCCAGCGACCCCTGATCTTTTGTCCAAGAGTTGCAGCTGGAGTCAACCCAAAGTCCAAGCCAACGTATAGTGGTGCGCCAGCGGCTACCGCTATTTCTTCTTTGGCTGTGTGTACTTCTGCAGCGAACATTGGGTATATCGGCTTTCCGTCTTGGATAGTGCCAAGCCTATTCATAACATAGACATCAATCCAGCTTTTTGTTTTACCTCTTACTAAATTGTCATAATAGTTACCAAGCATATGCTTTTTGTTTTCAGCAGCATCATTTGCTTTGTAATCAGCTATCTCACCGTCTTCATCTTTAACTTCGAGCATCCCACATGGCTGTGTAAAGAACTCCCAGTTGTCAGGCTTAACTAACATTTTTGCCTGTTCTCTTGGAATATGATCAGGAACTGGAACTTCGCCAGACATAATAGGCCACCAATGATCTTCTTCTGGTGCGTTCGTATCTGCTATAACCCCAGACCAACTAGGCCCACCATCACGCATAGAAGGATAACGACCAACACGCATGGTACAAGCATCAATAATAGACTTAGGAATTTCTCTAGCTTCATTAATCCATATCCCTGTTAGCTCTAATGATAAGAGCTTCTTAACATCTTCTGGTCTATCTAATGCTAAGAAGATAACCTCAAGTTCTATCTCACCTTTTTTGATGTTGTGGGTGTATGGGACTGACCAAGTAAACTTTCCCCAGTCGTTTTCTGGAAACCAGTCAAGCCATGTTTTAATAGTTGTAGTTCGTAGCTGTGGGTTTGTGTTTCGTATAATGGCCCATCGGGACTTTCGCTTTCCGTCTGGGGCTTTCTTTTGTTCCAAAGCTCTACGAAATACTTCAACGCAACATCCTACTGATTTGCCAGATCCTACTGGACCTCGAATGCCACGAAAGAAAGTATTGTCTTTCATAAAGCTTTTGAGAACAGCGCCATCTGGCTTGTATTTAAAATCGACCACTAGCGCAGCCCCTTGTCTACTCCAGACTTAATCATCTTCTCGACTGCCTCTGGGCCAATGTTTTCTATCACATTGTCTACCATTTTGTTTGTTACAAAAGACTTGCCATGCTTCTTATCAAAGTATTGAAAGTGTACCTTCTTAACAATCCTTCGAAGCATAGTAAGCTCTTCTGACTTCAAAGTATTTACAAAGCTCACTGCTCGTAAGCCTCATTAACATCTGGCGTAGAAGGATCGTCAGCTTTTAATCTACCCTTAGTATCTCTAGCACGTTTCTTTTTTGCTGGCGCTTTAGATTTAACAGTAAGTTCTACCCACTCTAGTCTTCGAGACTCAGAGGTTCTTGTCTTACCAGTAAATGTTCTCCCAGCAAGTTCATGGGTTTCCCCATCATAAACTTCATTAGTGTTTGCTATTATCCAGCCCATAATTAACTCCTATATTGTTTTACTTTCCTAGCAACCTTTTTCGGTTGAGCCACAAATTGCTTACCCTTAGCCTTACCCTTTCGTTTAGCTCTGGTTGTAGCTGCATATTCAGCATCACTAAGAGCAGCAATAGCCTTGCTAGGTAAGTACCGTTCACCTGTCTCACTAGACTTTTTGCCAGACTTAGTGCGCCACTTCTGCTTTCCCCAATTAAGCAAAGATTTTTGTGATGACTTCATGTTTCTCAAGTTCTTCTATCCAAATAGTCCCAGCGCCAAGGTCATCGACCCTGCACTGAAAATTTATATTATGGATTTGAAGTTCTCTTACAACGCTCACCATAATACTAATACTTGCAAACTCTATTCTCATCGGTATCCTCCACCCTTAGCTTTATATTGTTTAGCAAGTAACTGCGCTTTTCGAGCAGACCACTGACCAGCAGCCGTACCATGAGTAGCCCTTGCCTTTATTCTTTTAAACAAAGTCTTTCGCATTGTAGGCTTTGTATAATTACCAGCTGCATTAACCGCCATTAGGGAAAACTCTTATCTGGATCAGGAAACTTCTCAAGCTTAGTATCAAGTTCCTCGATCTTCTTTAACAAAGTA